GGGGTGGCTTACCAAGCCAAACCACAGGTGGCAGTACCAACAGCATCGGCTCCAGCAACTGTTGAACACACTCACGACAATGGCACAAAACATAGTCATGAAGGTGGTGATCAACCTCATACACACGAGGCAGAAAAACCTCAGGCGGCTCCGGCAACGGCGGCTCCTGCAGGTGACAGTGCCAAGAGAGCAGAAGACATCTTGAAGTTGATTAGATCAAGACAAGCAAAATAATCTGACATTTTACCAAGGCCCTAGCATTGACGTTAGGGCCTAGGTATGCTAAAATAGATTACACAAAGGACAAAATTATGACAAAAGTATTCGACGCAACAAAATTTAGAAAGAGCATCACAAAATCAATCCAAGGACTAGGTATTGGATTCAGTGACCCAACAGACTGGATCTCAACAGGAAATTACGCATTGAACTATTTAATGACCAGTGATTTCAACAAGGGTATACCACTTGGAAAAGTAACAGTACTTGCGGGAGAATCAGGAGCAGGTAAAAGTTACATAGCATCAGGGAACATAATCAAAAATGCACAAGATCAAGGTATATTTGTTATCCTAATTGATACAGAGAATGCACTAGATGAAAAATGGTTACAAGCATTAAAAGTAGACACTTCAGAAGACAAACTTTTAAAATTAAGCATGTCTATGGTCGATGATGTAGCAAAAACTGTTTCTGAATTCATGAAAGGTTACAAAGAGCAACACGCAGACAACAAAGAAGGTGCACCTAAAGTGCTATTCGTTATAGACAGTTTAGGCATGATGCTTACACCAACAGACGTGAATCAGTTTGAAGCAGGTGACATGAAAGGTGACTTGGGTAGAAAACCCAAGGCGTTGACAGCACTTGTAAGAAACTGTGTAAACATGTTCGGTAGTTGGAACGTAGGACTTATAGCAACCAACCATACATACGCATCACAAGATATGTTTGACCCAGATGACAAGATATCGGGCGGACAAGGATTTATCTATGCATCAAGTATTGTTGTTGCGATGAAAAAACTTAAACTTAAGGAAGACGAAGCAGGCAATAAAGTGACCGATGTAAGAGGTATTAGAGCCGCTTGTAAAGTTATGAAAACTAGATATGCTAAACCGTTTGAAGGTGTACAAGTTAAGATTCCATATGAAACAGGAATGAATCCGTACAGCGGTCTTGTGGAGTTGTTTGAGAAAAAAGGTATATTAGTACAGACAGGAAACAGACTAAAATACGTAGATCCGCAAGGAAAAGAACACATAGACTTCAGGAAACAATGGACAGGTGATAAATTAGATATGATAATGGCAAACTTTAAAGAAGAGATGTCTGCTGAACAAACTGAGGAAGCACAAGAAGACAAAGAGTAATGATCGACTTTACACACGAGGACATAGAACGTTTATGGAATGCTGTCACCCACTACGTGCCGGAGAGACAGAAACTAGACTGTGCGATAGACTTTATTAAAAGCCTCGAGGACATAGGAGTAGAACAAGACGAAATCAAAGCCTCTGCCGAATACGATCCTAAGTTAGAAGAAGCAATTAACACTGTGTTCGAGGAAGACGATGAGTCAGACGGATACGGCGAAAATGATTAATTGGTATAACGAAGTTAGCAGAAATTTAGATAAGATACCAGACTGCGTAGCATACTTTGATAAGGAATTATTAGAGGCTAAAAAGCAGTGCAAGATATACGGCAACTTGGAAAGGGCTAGTGCGGCATTGCCCGGAATAGTAGAAGAAAGGTTTAGCCAACTGCAACAACTTGAGGCAATACTTGAATACCTCAACATAGAGTTACGTAGATTAAGATCCAAAACATTTAGGAAGTATCTAGAAAATTACAACAGAGCGTTATCAAGCAGAGACGCAGAGAAATATGTTGACGGTGAGGATGATGTCGTAGACATGGATAAAATTATTAATGACTTCGCACTTATTCGAAATCAATGGTTGGGCATCACTAAAGGCTTAGATCAGAAACAATGGCAAATTACAAACATTGTAAAACTGAGAGTAGCAGGAATGGAAGATGCCGATATCAAATAATAGAATAATTCTTACAGACGTTGACGGTGTACTCCTTGAATGGGAAAAACATTTTACGGATTGGATGCTTCAAAGATCCTATTACAATGATAACAATGAAAGAATTTATCCTTATAAACTTTTACCTAATAAAGAAAACACTTATGAGATGGCAGAAAGATTTGGTCTGTCTATTCCCAAAATACGAAAAGAAATAAGAGAATTTAATAAAAGTGCTTGGATGGCTACACAGTGTCCAATGGAAGATTCGCAGACCTGGGTAAAACTACTTGCGGCGGAAGGGTGGACATTCATACCAATAACATCACAGACATCAGATATGCCAGCACAATCGGTAAGGAAGAAAAGACTTGGCGATTTATTTGGGGATCATATATTCAAAAATTATCATATTCTCGACACCGGTGCTGATAAAGATTCAGCACTGGCGGAGTTTCATGGAACTGGACTGTATTGGGTAGAGGACAAGCCTAAGAACGCTGTAGCCGGGCTCAAATACGGTTTAAAGCCTATAATAATTGACCATCCATACAATCGAGATTTTAATCACCCAGATATTATTCGTGTAAATAATTGGAAACAAATACACGAATTATTATCTAGATGAAAATATACGTAGGTTGGGACTCCAGAGAAGATATAGCATACCAAGTGTGTGAGCACTCAATTAAGAGAAGAGATCCGTCCGCTGAAGTAATTCCTCTCAAACAAAACGACATGAGATCACAAGGAATATACACACGTGAGAAGGACAAACTTGCATCTACAGAATTTACTTTTACAAGATTCTTTGTGCCTTATCTTAATGACTTCAAAGGTTGGGCAGTTTTTTGTGACTGCGATTTTTTATGGAAAGTGCCAAGTCATAATTTAATAAAGTATTGTGATCCAAGCAAAGCAGTTGTATGTGTAAAACATGATTACACGCCAAAGGAAACAACAAAAATGGACGGACAAGTGCAGACAGTCTATCCAAGGAAAAATTGGTCAAGCATGGTGCTCTGGAACTGCGAACACGAAAAAAATAAAATACTTACACCTGAATTTTTAAACAATCAAACTCCTACATTCTTACATAGGTTTACTTGGCTCGAAGATTCGGAAATAGGAGAATTGCCTCACAACTACAACTGGTTAGTTGGCTGGTACAGGGAACCAGAAGATGGATCACCTAAAATATTACATTATACCGAAGGTGGACCTTGGTTCGATGGGTATAGACACTGCGAATACTCAGATGACTGGAAAAAGGAAGCAATAAATCTTTTCAGTGCGTAATGATTTGGGACACACTTAAACCTGCCCATTGTTTCAACGAGCCAGTCACATACATCTACACCAATAACTTTTTAAACAGTAATGAATATGATACCTTATATGAAAATCAAAATAACTTAAAACACAAAACTTGGCAGGATTTTGATTCCAAATACAGGATAGGTTTTGAATTTAAAGATGACTACTCAAACATAGATCTCTCGAGAGAAGTCATTTGCTTATGGTTTTTTAGAGAACGTGCTGACGATACACGATCCTACATTCATTTAAACGGTAAAAAAAAACTTAATTACCTAGCAAATACATTGTTAATAACAAAATCTAAAGACATTGATCTAGTACAAAAAAAGAAAAAGTATATACGCCATCCATTAGTACAACTAGATATGACCAACTCCCAATGGGAAACACTATTAGCGAAATACAGATAACTACAGTTATGGCAGGAAGACACAAGGAGAGAATGTTAGAATGGATAGACAAACTTGGTTTGATTGTAGTTCAATCTGAAATAAAACCATTCGGACCTGGTACGCGGAGATACATGGTTGGTAGACATGTTGAAGAACCAACACACAATGCATATCAACTACCAAGTGGCCGGTGGGCATCGACTCACGGCGTGCAAGAATGGCTGACACCAGCACCGTTACATGGACCTGCTTTAGAAAAATGGTTGACGGAATATGCAAAAAAACACAGTTAGTATTTTAGGGTCGCCAGAACAAATTCCCCAAAAAATTGAAGGGTGGAATCACACATTCCAATTGGCTAGGCCTTACATAAGGGGAAAAGGAATAGGCATAGATGTTGGTTGTCGAGAAGGAGGTTTCGCACGAGAGATGGAAAAATATTTCACACACATACATTGTTTTGATTTCAGAGACAAGAAAAAAATGTTTGTAAAAAATGTCATGGACACGAGCAAGTTCACGTACCATGTAAGTGGAATAGGAGATAGAGAAGGTACAGCATTTACAACAAGCAACAAAGTTGGTAGAATTAAAGATGGTGGCAGTGTTTCGATACCAATGACTACTTTAGACTCATACAACTTTGAAAATGTTACATTCATCAAATACGACATTGAGGGATACGAACTTAAAGCACTGAAAGGATCTGAGCAAACTATAAAAAAGCATGGTCCAGTTGTTGTAATCGAACAGAACAGAGGCAACGTTTTGCCACAAGAACTCCTAGAATCTTGGGGGTATACGTGCAAAGGCATAGACAAAGTTTTTAATCAAGATTACATAATGGTGCAAGAATAATGTATAGAGAGATTCCACTACCTACATCAATAGCATTTGAACCAATCAACTTGTGTAACGCCAAGTGCTTTTGTTGTCCATATACAACGTTGAGTGAAGATAAAACATATCACGGCAAGTTAATGACTAAAGAACAGTTAGGTGCTTTACTACATGATTATGGATCGCTGATCAAAAAATACAAGGTAAAGGACTACACCTGTGCTGTAAGTCCATGGAGATATAGTGATCCACTGGTACAACCTAATCTAGAATACATCATGGAACTGTGCGATTATTATAAAATTAAAGTTGGTATTTGTACTAACGGTGTTTCGTTTACCCCAAAACAGTGTGAGATTTTGAACAAATATATACATCTCATAGGAAATGTTCATATGAGTGTTATAGGACACACCGCAGAAGAACTATGGAAGTTTATGAAGATTAAAAAAGATAAAACGTTAAAAAGTTTACGCTTTGTAAAAGAAGAATACCCCGAACTATCTAAGAGGATTGCCATCGGCGTGAAACATAAAAATCAATCGGCCGCCGCTAGTGCGTCAACTATCGCTGAATATCAGAATGTAATATTAGGTAGAGTAAAGTCAAAGAGAAATTGGGTTGAAAATAGAATGGGAGATGGTGATGGCGACTGGACCAAACCCTATAATGCTGTAATTAATGAGTATAACTATATGCAAGGTTGCAGTATGGGTTCTGGCCGTATACTACGGAAAATGGAAGTATTAGTGAACGGCCAAGCGGTCTTGTGTTGCGACGATGCAGAAGGAAAGACAGACTATGGTAATATTTTTGAAATTGGCATAGAGGGAGCGTGGAAAAACATGCAGAAAGAACATAAATTAATTTACGCTGAAAAATACTCTGAAGAAAAAAAGAACTTGATCTGTAATACTTGTTCTAGGGCAAAGTTCAACGGTAAATGGACAAGCGGAATGGAATCGAGACTACAGGCGGAACAACAAAATACAATTAATAGAATAGGTAGTATGAAATGATCGGAAAGCACTTTGTTAGTAAATGTATTGACAGTAGAACAATCAATGACCCATGGCCACATCAATATATCGAAGATACATTACCACAAGAAGAATTTAACAAATTAAAAGAACAGTGTAGAAACATAAATGTGCCCAATGACAGACTTGTTCATATATTTCCTAAGGATTTTGCTGACCATAATATCAAATTCTATGATCAAATACATGACATTAGTAAAAACCTTTTAGACAACGCAAAAGAATTATGTAACCAATATCCAAATCATAGGTGGTTCAATGATCTGGCTGTAAATTGCCATATTTCGGTCACTCCACCATTGCCTTACAAGTTCTATATACACATGGAAGGGCTTGAAAAAATATGGAGTAGCGTAACTTATATCACTCCAGAAATAAATGTAGGAACAAAAATGTATACGCATCAGGATGAGAAGGCGTTTGTAAAAGAAGCAGAATGGAAACCTAATAACACTTTTATATTTTGTGGACAGCAGAATAAAACATGGCACAGTTATGAAAGTGACCAAACACAACAGCGAATTACTTTGAATTTATTTCTTGTAAACGGCAAATCAAAAATTATTACTTTTAAGAAGTAACAATTATTTTTTCCTTTAACAAGTTAACGTCAGTGTGTAAATGTCTATCCCTTACCTTTTGCCAAACAAAATTGTCCCTTAAATTAATATTAAGATTGTGACGTATTTGTTTGCCAGCGTTGTCATCTATAATCTTTTTTGCCTTAAAAGTTACAGTTGGTAGATAAAGGCACCTGTTTAATTTACGTGCAACTTTCTGTGTGTAGGTGTCTACATGCCAATGCCAAAAGAACGGGGGTGCGAGGTATCCTAATATGTTCACCCAATTTTTATGCACGGCAAAGTGAGC